GATGACTTCGTACTTACTGCGATGTCAACCCAATCAAACAATAGTGGATTCATCGAGAAATCACAAAAGGAACGTAAGGAGTTGCTCGCACAATTCCTCGATATGGATGTCTTCGAGAATCTTTACCAAATTGCAAGTGAGGAGATTAAAGAACTATCAGCTCTTTTAAAAGATTATAAAAATCAAGATTTCCCAACCCAACTTGCAGAAGCACAAGATAGTCTCACATCTATTACAGGGTCACTAACTACTTTACAAGATAGAAAGAGTGAGTTAGAAACAAAGAGAGACAACACCAATACCAAGATTGAGTTTGAGATGGGTAGTCTCAAGCCGGTAGAAGATTTGGGTGATGTATCTGATTTGGAATCCGAATTGGAAATACAGCAGGAGATTATCAAAAAGCAACAAATATCTTGTGACTCAAACTTAACCCAAATCAAAAAGGTTAAGACTGAAATCAAAAATATCGAAAAGAAGTTGTCTAAGTACGACGCTGATAAATTGTATGAGACTGAGAGGGAATACAACCGATTAGACAAAAAGTTTAACCAATTAGGTATTGAATTAGACAAACTTGAAACCGAGATGGTTCATTCAAAAAAACACTTGGATGGTATTGGGTCTTTGTCATTCGACTCCAATTGTAGTCATTGTGTTAATAACAAGAACACCCCATTTGCGCAACAAGCAGAGACTTTGGAGAGAGAACTGCAAAAGTTGGGAGACAAATATTCAAGTATCGTTTCGGAGAGAATGTCCGTAATGGATGAAAGAAACAAATCGGATGTAAGTTCTCAGATTGAAGAATACGAAGAGTTGGTATTGGAGTCTAAGGACGCATATCAAGATATCAAAGAGTATAAGTCTAACTATGAGGGGTGTATTCTTCTTGTAGAAAAGATGACCCTTGAAATGGAGTCACTTAGAGAGAAAGTTCAGAGAGCAAAAGACCAAGAAGAGGCTGTAATTCATAATGCTAAAATCCAAGAAAAGATAAAATCTTTTAAAGTCACACGAGATAATATCAAAGAAGAGATTGATACGATTACAAACGAGATTATGAATGTAAACTCTAATATCAAACTTGCTGAGAATACTATTGAGAGTGTAAACAAGGCAATTGAAAAGTTGGAAGATATGGAAGTTCGTTTCGATGGGTATGAATATTATCTCAAATGTGTAAAGAGGGATGGTATCCCATACAATCTTATTTCAGATGTACTACCTAAGTTGGAAGTTGAGATTAACAATATATTATCTCCAATCGTAGATTTCCAAATTATGTTGAATACTGATGGTAAAAATATCAACTCCTACATTGCGTATGGTACTGAAGAATATTGGCCATTAGAACTTACAAGTGGTATGGAGAAATTTATATCATCAATTGCAATCAGAACCGCACTAATTAACGTATCCAACCTACCAAGACCAAACTTTATCGCAATAGATGAGGGCTTTGGTTCATTAGACACGGATAACTTTAATTCTTTATATTTATTATTTGATTACTTAAAGACACAATTCGACTTTATTATTACGATATCACACATTGACAAGACGCGAGATATGGTAGACCAGATAATTGATATCAATAAAGTTCGTGGGTTCTCTAAAGTATCATATTTATAGTATAGGGAGTCAATGAATGGCATTAGAACTTAGAAGAAAATCAAAGATATATCTTAAATCAGAAAAAGTTGCGATAGAGGACACTTCTCCGCTATCCGAAGAGTTTTTTGGTTTAAACGACTTTCCTAAATACTTTGGTGAGGGTAAAAATTCATTTAGAATCCGACCACGACCTGATTCACTAAAACCAAACACTAAAATTGATGTAGAGGTTATTGATGTAAATGGTAATGTTGTATATTGGGAAATACCATCGTATAAAGATAATGACCAATCACGACTAATCTCGGTTTGGGTGTATGATATTGCTGATAGAAAATACAACACACCAGACGGTCCGTGTGAAGTAATTATTGTTGGTACTTTACCAGATGGCCAAAAAATTAGATGGTCACGTGTCGTAGACGTTGTAAAAAACAAAAAATCAATTTCTGAGGTTGTTTTTAAAGAAATACCAAAGGGAAATGTATCTGCTTCGATAGAAGTATTCTCAGATGTACCACAATCCGGTGGTTCATTAACTCGCACAATTCAACCCGGACAATTTACATATAAGAAATCGATATATGGTGATGATGTTTCATTTGAAGCATCTACCGCTATAATTAATGGTGAGATGATAAGTGGTAGTCTTGAATTGGATTTATCATCAACGATATTGTTCCCACGATTAACAGGTCAGTCTCAACCAACACACGTTACCGCAAGTATTACCGAGATTGTATCTGATACCATATTTAGAGTATCATTACCAATTACTGCAAGTGATAATAGGAATCGAGGGTCAATACACACATACGAATATTCAGATGGTACACTTAGTGGTGATATAAAGTATCTATCTACTGGCTCGCTGGTAACTACACAAAACCAAGCTGCTATTGCAAATATTACATTAAGTAATGTAAATCCAGTATCGGGCCGCGTTAGTTCTGTAAACACTCTTATCAAATCACAAGGTTTGCCAAATGCAGATTTTGAATTATTAGCAAATACTGATGTACCTAATGTAAGAGAAATATCTTATAAGGTTGCAATACCAACCGAACAACTAAATGACCCAAAGACTTTAAAGATACAGTTCTTAAATAAAAATGGCGATGTATCAATTACTGAAATACTTATCGAGGATGTTGTATTTAAGGGGGGTAACGTATACATTGGTGGTAATCAATCTATTGTAACAGGTTCATTGTTTATTGCAAATGCAATTGGTAGTGGTCTTGAGATAGGTGGACACTCTTCTGGTTTTATGAAGTCCGTTGGATATGAAGGACAAATATCAGCATCCGAAGGAAAAGGTCCTGGTGGGTTTATTATATATAGTGGTAGTAATGCATTACAAATGGGTGCAGATGTTCTCACTGGAGTTGGTATGCAATTCGTTGGTGATAACGATGATAGACACCTTATATTCTCTACTGCTAATGGTGGTGTATTGGATGTTAAAACTGATAAGTTCTTTATAGGTAATACCAACTCACAATTTATAAGTGGGTCTGACTCAAACATTGAAATCAGTTCATCACTATTTCACTTAGACCCCAAAAATCAAATATTAATTATCGGGTCCGATGCAGTTATCGAGGGTGGTCTTAGTGCTGATAGAATATTCACACCAGCAACAATAGGTGGGTCCCCATCAAATATTACAAACGCAAGTTCATCGATAACACAAGATGGGTTTGCTAAGTTTGTATCTGCAAGTATCGCAGGGTTTACAATAAACACCGAAGAAATCAAATCATCGGATGAGTCTTTGAGATTAAAATCAAATGGTCAAATGACTGGTTCTGCAATTCTACTTGGTGATAAAGTAGGTGGTAACTTTGTACAATTTGCAGACTCTACATTAACAGTTAGAGGTGACCTTGCAGTTGACCAAATCACGACTCCTGCCACAATTGGTGGGTCTCCTTCAAACCTAACCAATGCAAGTTCATCCATCACTTCAGATGGGTTTGCTAAGTTTGTATCAGCAAGTATTGGTGGTTGGGATATTACGACTGATTCAATTGAGGGTGGTAATCTTATAATGAAACCTGAAGGTATACTACAAACAAGAGACTTTGCAAGTGGTGTAAAAGGTTGGAAGATATCAAGTGAATTGAATGGATATGCTGAATTTGAAAATGTAAAGATTAGAGGTACACTCGCAACAACTACATTTGAAAAGGAAAGTGTAAACGCAGTTGGTGGTCAATTGTATGTTGCCAATTCCACTACGATAAGTGGTTCTATTAGTTCGAGTCTTAGTTCAGTAACAACTGATGTAACCAACTCATTTGCAGTAAATACAACACTTATAGGTGGTGAGACTGAAATTCTTTTAGATGATTATACCTCAGTAAGACCACCAAACCAACCAACTATGTCAGTTAATGATATAGTTACATTACAATTCGTTGGAACAAACCCAAATCCTGACCCATCTGCAACATTCTTCACAAATGGCTCGGATTTGGTATCAGCAACTCTTACCACGTTATCGGCTGGGGTGTTTAGATTTGGTTTAAACGGTGGAATTGAAGTTGGTGAACTTGGTGGTGCTGAAATTAGAAATACAGATGCAGCAGGTGATAACTTTATTGTACACTATTCATCCGCATCTTTAAGTTCGAGTATAGATGAAGTCTACACAAATGTATCACCATCTGCAAGTTCATTCATTGTAGACAACGTTACTGGATTTGCAAGTGGTGAAATCCTAACAATGAAGAAGGTAACTAATACTGGATTTTCAACCGAATATGTAAAAGTAGATTCCGCAGAACGAATTAGTGGTGGTAGTGAATCTGATTTATCGGGTTACCTACACGTTACACGTTCATATGGTAGTGGTACTACTGGCGATTCTGGCTCACTTGGTGATATCGCATCAACTGCACAATCATACGAAGAAGGTCAAGTAATTGTATCTACTGGTAAGATAGGTAGTGGTTACATAAGACTAAATGCAAATCCAAATGACCCATCAACACCATATATGGATATTGTTGAAAGAACTGGTAGTGGATTATATGATATCGAGTTAAAAGCAAGATTGGGTGATTTGAGTGGACTTGCAAATACACCTATGGTATTTAGTAAAGCAAATCCAGGGTTTGGATTAGCAACTGATAATGTATATCTACAAGGGGGTATCATTGCAACCTTTGGTGAGATAGGTGGGTTTGGTATAAATGCAACTACGATTTCATCATCAAATAATAATCTTATTTTAAGAAGCAATGGTCAGATAACTGGGTCTGCTGCATTATTAAGTGGAAGTGATGTAGTCATAGATGTAGAGGATTTTACATTAAATTCAACAAACTTTAAAGTAAATTCGGCAGGTGATATTACTGGGTCTAATGTATTATTTAATGGTGGGACTATTGGTGGATTCGATTTAACATCGAGTCAAATAAATTCTACAAATGATTTATTGATTCTAAAATCAAACGGGCACATCACTGCGTCAGCAGCACTTATTAGTGGTAGTAATATTCAAGTAGATACTCCAAACTTTGGAATAACATCCGATGGTGAGGTAAGTGCTAATAAGATAATACTTGAAGATACCGCACGAGCAGATTCATTTACATACACTTACACTGGTATTAGTGCTGGAAATAGAACAAGTTACATAGGAACATATAGTGGTTCTGATGGTAATCTTTACTCGTACATTGATTTATCTGGTATTGAAAGTAAATTGGATAATACAAAATCAGGTGCATCTTTTATAAGAATTGCTACTGCACCGACATATCCAATTGGTGCTATTATTCATCCGTTTGCATATGGTGATACTGCTCCGTATAGTACTGGTAATACCGGTATGCAAGTTACTATTGAATGTGCAACTAGTAACATTAGATTTGCATTTGGAATCCAACCAAAATCGATTGGTGGTAATGCCGAACAATATGATTACACTGGTAGTCTTGTGTTTACTGACACCAAAGGTACAACAACCTTAGAGCGAAGTTATTTAAATACTGTAACTGGATTTTATACTCGTGAATACAACCCATCGAGTGTGACTATTGGTGCATATACATATACGGATAAAGTATGGACTGTACCAAGCGCTACTGCAATTTCACTATCTCGTGGATTCTTTGCTTGGCAAGTTTTGTATACATCGAGAAATACCAATATGACAATTGGTAACCTAAAACCATTTACAGATAATCTATATGACATAGGTGATACTAACTATCGTTTTGATGACATTTATGCAACAAATGCTACAATTCAAACTTCCGATGAAAGTATAAAGTCAAACATCTCGGATTCGGATTTGGGATTGTCATTTGTAAATGCATTGAGGCCTGTGAGTTATAGATTTAATAATGTACCCGCTGAAGTTGATGATTCTGGTAGTATATTATCTTACAAGACTGGTTCAAGAACACATTATGGTTTGGTTGCACAAGAGGTAAGTTCATCTCTTGGTACACTTGGAAAAACCACAAGTGACTTCGCAGGGATTACTACTGGGTCTCTTATGGGACTTAGATATGGTGAACTAATCTCACCAATGATTAAAGCGATACAAGAACTTTCTGATGAAGTAAATCAACTAAAACTTCAGTTAAGTCAAAGTCAAGGATAATTATTATTATGGGAAAACTAATAAACGAATGGGTAAAGGAATCAATCCTTACCGAAGACATCAAGAAAACAGTCGTAACCTACGTAGGCAGGTTTCATCCATTCCATTCTGGTCATAACGCTACATACCAACATTTGGTAAAAAAGTTTGGTAAAGATAATGTATACATTGGTACGTCCGATAAGGTACAATTACCAAAGTCACCATTCCAATTCAAAGAGAAGGTTCAGATAATGACTACTATGTTTGGTATTCCCAAAAACAAAATAGTAAAAGTAAAGAACCCATATTCACCAAAAGAGATTCTACAATCATTTTCAGAAGAGACTACTGCATTTATCACAGTAGTTGGTGAGAAGGACAAGAGTAGATTGGGTGGTAAATACTTTGAACCATATAAGGGTAAGGTCGAAAAGGGTTATGCTGATACTGGTTATGTTTATGTAGCCCCATCACAAGGAAGTGGAATATCTGGTACTCAAGTTCGTAAAGGTATGTCTGACTCAGATGAGAAATCCCGTACTAAGTTTTTCAAATCAGTATATCCAAAGTTCAACCAAAAGATTTTTGATTTAGTATCTTCTAAGATTCTACGTTCTGAAGAGGTAATGGAGTCGTTCTTACAATCGATTAACCTCAACTCAATCTTAAATGAGAACTCAACTGCTGCTGGTATCGGTGGTAACTCACAAGGTGTTGATGATGGTCCAGGTGCTTTCTATGGTAATATGAAAACCTTTAAGAAAGAAATGGAAGATGTAGTTGGTACATTGGGGTGGAACATCGTGACCTATCTTATGGATGAAGATGATATGGAATCATTCACGGACACCGAGTATCCAACTGGACCTGGTAGATATCCAGTATCATTCTTTCCAAGTGGTAAAGCAGGTCTTGATGCATTGGCAGTGAGATATGGTGATGACCTTCAAGGTAATAAAGCATATAAGAAATGGTCAACCCATATTAAGAAAGTTGCTTTACAAATGGGATATGAGTTCCTAAACTTCTTAGAACCAAAAGATATTGAAAATGTATTATCAAATGAACCTAAGAAAGAAAAAGAAACTACCGGAGACTTAAAAGAAAGTTTCCTCATGGAAGGTGGTGCATATGGTCATATGAATCACCCATTCGATACTGAGTTGGGATTGACCTTTGGTGATTTAAGAATAATCATAGATGGTGCACTTAATGGTAAGTTAGAATTTACAAGAGAAAAAACCGATGGACAAGCACTTGCTATTTCATATAGAAAAGATAAAGGTATCATCGCTGCAAGAAATAAATCACATCTAAAAGATAGAGGACTTAACGCATTAGACATCAAAGGTGTTTCAGATAAGTTTGCTAATAGAGGTGGATTGACCGATGCGTATAATTTCGCAATGAGAGATTTGGAGTCTGCGATTTCAAAACTATCAGATGCACAAAAAGAAAAAGTCTTCAAAAGTGGTTCAAAGTTTATGAACATTGAAGTCATCTGGCCGGAGTCAGTAAACGTAATACCATATGGTCAACCTCTATTAGTATTCCACGGAACTATGGAGTATAATGAAAAGGGTGAAGCAATTGGAGCAGACACTTCTGATGCAAGAATACTTGCTGGAATGATTAAACAGGTAAATGCCGATGTTCAAGATAAGTACACAATCCAAGGTCCACCGGTTGTAAAACTACCTAAGAGTCAAGAGTTATCCAAACTAAAATCAAAATTCTTTGGTGAATTGTCAAAAGTACAAAAAGAGTTTAAACTAAAAGATACTGATGGTGTTGCCGAATATCACCAAAGATGGTGGGAAGCGTATGTTGATAAGAACTCACCATCCACTTTGGATAACAAAGTTAAAATGGGATTGGTAAAGAGATGGGCATTCTACGATAAGGGATTCCGTTTGGATAGTAAAAACATTACTGATTCTAAAACACTGGATTGGGCTAAAAAGACTGACAAACAAGACCAAGCTAAGATAGCAAAAGAAAACACACGTAAGTTTGAAGATATCTTCTTAGGTGTGGGTGCTGAGGTTCTATCATTTATGTCTTCAGCATTAACGGTCAATCCAGATAAGGCATTGAGAGATATGCAAAAGAGGCTTGACCAAACAATCAAAGATGTTAAGAAGTCGGGTGACCCCAAGAAGATTGCAAAATTAAAAATGGAATTAGAAAGACTGAACGCAGTTGGTGGTAGAAATAAGATTGTACCAAATGAGGGATTGGTATTCGCATATAAAGGATATACAATGAAGCTTACAGGTACGTTTGCATCACTAAACCAAATCTTGGGTTTAATGTATTTCTAACATACTTATTATATAGAAACAACAAACAAGTTATATGTCAAAATTAAATAACATCAAAGCAGTCAAAGAAATGATTGCTGGAAACCACCGAACACAAACAAAGAACACGGTGGCATTTGATGCAGAAAAGGAATTTATCAAACGTGAAGTTGGTGACCAATGGAACGATGATGATGGGAACGTTTGGGAGCAGAAAGCGGGATACAAGATTAAACTTGGAAAACTTTCAGAGTTGAGAAGTGAAATCAATACATTTCCTAAATGTTCAAAAGAAGTTTGTACTTGCATGACACCAAATCGTAACGACCTCAAAATGAAGTCTATTCACGGTATGTGTTTTGATTGTGTTATTAACATGGAACATCAAATGAAAATTGATGGTACATATAAAACGTATGAACGTAACAAAAAATTAGAAAATGCAAAGGCTTGGTTAAAGCAAGCTGAACTTGAAAAGGAAGTTATTAAATCTGCTCTAAAAGCTAGATTTGTAAATGAAGATGGTTCACTTGAAGATTGGGATGGTACTTCTTGGGAAGATACCGAACAAAAGATAGAAAAAGAGTTTCAAGATTTTAGAGAAAACTTTATCCAAAAATTGGAGACTGACAGTGAAGAAATTCATTAAAGAAACTTACAAACTATATACTGAAGATGGTATACCTCATACATTAGCTATGGAGTATACCATTTCCGATGTCTACGAACGACTATGTTCTGATGGTGTAATGACCGAGGATTTACGTAAGTGGTTTGGTAAAGGTAAGACTGGTTCAACCGATGGTGGGGGTTGGGATAGATATAGTTCCGATGGTAAGAAGTTAGGTAAGTGTGGTGATGGTAAAGATGGCGGTGCATACGCTGCATGTTTATCAAAAGAAAAAGCTGCAAAACTTGGACCAAAGGGTAGAGCGTCTTTCGTAAATAGAAAAAGAACCGCACAAAAGAAAAGTGGTGACTCTAAACGTGGTGGAAATAGTAGTAAAGGAAAAAAACCAACATACTCAAAAACTGGGGCATAGCATATGATTAAGTTAAAAGAATTATTAAACGAGAGTGACTACAAAGTATATCACAAGTCATTTACTGAAGCATCTGAAGAAGCAAGAAAGCTTGCTGAAAAACGTGGATTCGAAATCGATGAAGATGATTGGCAGTCTCAGATTGTAATGGGTGGTCGTAACAAACGTTCAAGACCAAGTGAAGGTAAAACTACTGAATTTACAATCGGATTACTAAAGAATGGTAAACCACAACGTAAGTCTCTTCAAATCCAAGTATATGGTATGAAGAAGGGTTACGAACTAAACGCATACATCAACTAAGGAGTATTATGAATCCTCAACTCAATAAAAAAGTTAAGAAGTATTTAGACTCGTATTTTAAAGATACTAAGGCCAATTCACCAGAGCATCAAGAGGCAGTGATGTTGATTTTGAAAGGTGCTCTTACTGATGCTAACTTTCATAGTGAAGCAAAACAATTGGGTAAGTACTTCCCAAAAGCAAGTAAGAAATACATCGGAACACCAATGGAAGGTGTAATTGAAGACAAGGGTGTAGACATTGCTAAAATGGCAAAATGGGATGGTCACGATATTATTGATGCATTTGCATTTTATCTAAGTATGTCAATTGGTGGGTCTTTCGGAAATAGATTGATGTCACTAAAAGAGTCAATTGAAGAGTCATTGGTTAAAGAGGGTGAACAATTGGACGAGAAGAATGTACCAACTAACCCATCTAAATGGTCTTACTATAAAGCACAAGCAAAGAAGAAGTTTGATGTATACCCATCAGCATACGCAAATGGTTGGGCTGCAAAACAATACAAAAAAGCAGGTGGTGGTTGGAAAAGTGAATCGGTAAACGAAGGTTATGGTGAGTTCATCAAAGCTAAAAACCTTACTGATATTGTAAACTTATCTAAGAAAAAGAAAAACGCAGTATTCTATGTAACTGATGATAACAATTCTCGTATCGGTGCATTCTACTTAAAGAATGGTAAGTTTGCAAAAGCAACTTCTGCAAATCCTAACTACGATTTACAAAATAGTAAAACTACATTAAGAGATAGAAGTGATGTAATCTACAAATACAAAGTAGATGAATCAGTAAACGAAGGTAGAGTTGAAAAAGAAGTATTACAAAAAATATCTAAATTTGAAACTTTATTAGGATATATTACAAATGATGACCAATATAAACCATTAGTTTCTAAAGTAAAAAGAGAAATTGATAAGTTAAAAAAACAAATTGAGAAAAATGAATCAGTAGTAAATGAAGGTAAATTTGATAGAGATGTTGAAAAATTGTATGACGCAAAAGAATTCGATAAATTTATCAAAAGATATAAATCTAAGTTTGATAAAAAAGACTACAAACAACTTTTAGACTACGCAAAGTCGCTTAATAACGAAGAGAGGGATTTTGAACGTGAAGATTTCGATGACCCATTCGATGAACAAAATGCTGAAATGCAATTAGATACTTCTCGTGAGGATTTGAGAGAACTTATATTGAAATCATTGAATGAATCAGTAAACGAAGCAGCAAGTAGAACTGCAATGGAAATTGGTGGTTTGACTGGAATGAACAAAGATGCTATCCAAAAGTTTGTTGATGATAACAACTTAGACATTGAAAAAGTATACCAATTCGTTAAGAAAGGTAAACTTGCTGATAGAATGAAGTTAGTATCTGCAATCGCAGGAAAACCTAATAACCCAGTTCAAAAGAAAATGGTTAAGCAATTCGGTGAAGGTATCATTAGAGAAGCAAAAGTAAGATTGGGTAAAGACTCTGTAAACTTCAAAGTGTTGGGCGACTCAAAAGGATTGACTCTAATCGCTGCAAGTGGTAATGACTTAGATGGTCTTCAAGACGCAATTGATAATGATGTTGATGTTAAAGGTGAATTGAGAAAGACACTCGAAAAGCAACTAAAAGTACCAGTAGAAATCGATGGTGGTTATGATGGTGCTGGATTTAGATTTAACATTGACTTTTACTCATTAGCTAAAAAGGTAAAATAACATGACTAAAAACCAACTCAAAGAATTAATCAGAGAAGAATACCATAATGTAAAAAACTTTATGGAAGATAAGTATGGTTTTACTCCTGAGTTGGGTAAAGTTATCGACAACCCCTATGTATCCTCATTTAAAAATGAAGCAACCTATTCAAGTGGATTATATATGATACTTGATAAAGATGGTAAAGTCGTTGATAAGGGTCTTAAAAATAATATGTGGTATTCCTTTGAAAAGTTTAAAAGTAAGGGAACACATTACATCGTATCAAAGAAAAACCTAAGTAAAGCACAATCACTTATCAAAAAGTATCAGTCAGACCTTAGTAATAATAAGTTCAGAGACTCGATGTTTAAACTATATAGTGAATCGGTATCAACCGAAGCATTATCGGATTACGAAAAAGATGATGTTGACTACGAAGAACTATACAAAGATTACCTCTACTCTAAGAAGAGAAGAAATGAGGGTGGTGAATCCGATTCTGATATGGCAGTAGACCAATTGGAAACTTCAGTAAGAAGAGCACAAGAACTAATTGCTAAACTTCGTGGTAAGGGTGATTTAGAACCTTGGGTTCAGTCTTTGATTACAAAAGCAGAAGATTACATTTCAACAGTATCAGATTATGGTGAGGTTGAAGAGTATGATGTTGAAACAATTGAAGAAACCAAAGACTTCATCAACTTTATGAAGGAATACTCTCAAATGTTAAATCTACATAAAGAGCAAAATAGTGACATCTACGCATTAAATCCGACTCTTAACGAAGCTGAGTATCAAGGTAGAACAGTTAAACTTGGTAAGATTATGCAAGGTGATGTTAAGAAGTTTAAAGTATATGTAAACAACGACAAAGGTAATGTTGTTAAAGTAAACTTTGGCCAAAAAGGTATGAACATTAAAAAAGACAATCCAGGTGCTCGTAAATCATTTAGAGCAAGAATGAATTGTGACTCTCCAGGTCCAAGATGGAAAGCAAGATATTGGTCGTGTCGTAAGTGGTAACTTAATTAACTCCGAGTTACATACTTATATAAACAAGTAAGTTTAACAAAAGAGAAAATTATGACAAGACTTAAAATTTGGTTCATCAATCTATGGAATAGATTATTGAACAAGACAACCATCGATGAACAAATCATGGAAACAGTAGCAGATGCAAAGGAAAAGCTACAATCAGTTAAAGAAGAGTTTGCAGACGTAGCAGAAGAACTTAAAGACGTAATGTCGGCTGTCAAAGGAAAAGTTACTAAAAGTAAACTCCGTTCTATGACAAAAGCACAATTATTTGAAGCTGCTGTAAAAGACCACGGCGTTCAATTAGATTCTACGCTTAACAAAACGAACCTTATTAACAAAGTTTACGAACTTTACAACAAGTAATTTGTGAGAAAGTATTTCGGAGATATCAAGACCCTTCTGATAGTAGTATTAGGAGTTATTATATTTTTGACACGGAGTTGTCAGAACGGGTCTGATATTACCGAACCTCAAGTAATTACTGAAGTAGTTACAAAGTGGGATACTGTAGAAGTTGAAAAAACTAAATACATTCCCAAGATTGTAGAAAAGGTAGTAATCAATATTGACACATTCTCAGTTCCAATTGACACGGTTTCAGTTTTAAAAGATTATTACGCAAAGTATTTCTATACAGACACAATCCTAATAGACACACTTGGTTCTATTGTAGTAAACGATACAATCACACGAAACTTAATTTCGTTTAGGGATGTTCAATCCAATATTCTAATTCCAACAACTACAATTACAAATACTGTTTACCTTAACAAAAGAGAATTCTTTGGGGGTATTTCGGTAGGTGGGACTCCATCTCAATTGGATTATATAAATGGTGAACTCCTATACAAAGGTAAGAAACGAAATGCATATGGTATTGGGGTTGGGGTTAATAACCAATTTGAACCCATCTATACATTTAAGATGTATTGGAAATTAAGTAAGTAATATGCCAGATATAAAAACACTTATCAGAGAAGAGTGGATAAAGTGCGCTAAAGACCCAGTTTACTTCTTTAAAAAATATTGTTATATCCAACATCCGCACCGAGGTAAGATTTTGTTTAATCTATACCCATTCCAAGAGGATTTGATGAGTAATGTGAACGATAATCGATTCAATGTTATTCTAAAGTCGAGGCAGTTGGGTATCTCAACCTTATCAGCAGGGTACTCACTTTGGTTGATGTTGTTTCACGAAGATAAGAATATTCTTGTAATCGCAACCAAACAAGAGGTCGCTAAGAACCTTGTAACAAAGGTTCGTTTTATGCACGATAACTTACCATCGTGGTTAAAAGGTCAAACGGAAGAAGATAACAAACTATCATTACGATTGAGAAATGGTTCTCAAATAAAAGCAACATCAGCAGCAGGTGACGCGGGTCGTTCTGAAGCATTATCGATGTTGATTATTGATGAGGCTGCATTTATTAACAATGTGGAAGAGATTTGGACTTCGGCACAATCTACACTTTCTACTGGTGGGGGCGCAATCGTATTATCTACTCCAAATGGTGTTGGTAATTGGTTTCACAAGATTTGGCAACAAGGTCAGCAAGGTGACCAATGGTATCCAACAGAACTGCATTGGAGTGTACATCCTGAACGAGACCAATCTTGGAGAGATGAACAAGAAACACTATTAGGAGCCAAAGGTGCTGCTCAAGAGTGTGATTGTGACTTTATTTCATCTGGTCATACTGTTGTTGAGGGTGCTACATTACAATGGTATGAGGAAACATATGTCAAAGACCCGTTGGAAAAACGAGGTTTCGATGGTAACTACTGGTTATGGGATTATCCAAATTATTCTCGTGATTATGTTGTCGTAGCTGATGTCGCACGAGGTGACTCATCGGATTATTCAGCATTCCACGTTTTTGATGTAGAGACTGTTGAACAAGTCGCAGAATACAAAGGTAAGTTAGACACCAAACAATATGGTGCTATGTTAGCATCGGTGGCAACTGATTGGAACAATGCAATGTTGGTTATTGAAAACGCAAATATTGGATGGGCTGTAATTCAAGAAGTAATCGATAGAAGTTACAATAACCTATATTATTCGTATAGAGATTTAGGTTATGTTGATGATGACATACATCTAAGAAAAGGGTTTGACCTTAAACGAAAAGAGGATATGGTTCCTGGATTTACAATGTCATCAAGAACACGTCCTTTGGTAATATCTAAGTTAGATATGTATATGAGAGAAAGAACCCCTATAATCCATTCTAAGAGACTTATAGATGAATTGTTTGTATTCATATGGAATGGTAGTAGAGCTGAAGCACAACGAGGTTATAATGATGACTTGGTAATGTCCTTCTCAACCGGATTGTGGGTTCGTGACACCGCATTAAAATTAAGACAACAGGGTATGGATTTGACCCGTACCACATTAAGTCATATGGGTAAATCGAGTACTGGTGTATACTCACAACGAAACCTTGGCCAAGACCCTTGGAAGCAAAAAGACCAACGTGGAAATGACAACGATTTAACTTGGTTACTATAAATTTGGTAGTTAAGTTTATTTTTTGTATATTTATAGTTTATAAGAGTATACACTTTTAGTTAGAGACAGTATTATGGCAAATAAATCGCTATTTAGTAGGTTAGGTAGATTGTTCAACACTCAAGTTGTTGTTCGTAGAATTGGTAAAGGTAAAACTCAAGCAATTGATACACAAAGATTACAATCTCAAGGTAACCTTCGTGGTTCATCATATTATGATAGGTTTGGTAGATTACATACCAGTCGTAGAAACTGGGAGACCTATAATAATCAATTCAACTATCATTCAAACAAGTTAGAATTGTATACTGATTACGAAGCGATGGATAAGGATTCTATCATCTCATCAGTTCTTGATATTTACGCAGATGAATGTACTCTAAAAAATGATGTAGGTGATGTTATCCGTATTAAGACCAATAACGAGGATGTGAAGAAAATTCTTCATAACTTATTTTACGATGTTTTAAATATCGAGTTTAATCTTTGGGCTTGGATTCGTGGTATGAGTAAGTATGGTGACTACTACTTACACTTGGATATTGAAGAAGGTGTTGGTGTCGTGAATGTATCACCAATGTCTGCATATGAAGTTGAAAGAGAAGAAGGATTTAATCCTGAGAATCCATATGAAGTAAGATTTAAGTTGGGTTCTATGGGTGCAGCTCACGGAGCAAGTGTAAATAAGAATGCAGAATTCTTTGAGTTCTACCAAATTGCTCACTTTCGTTTAATGGCGGATACAAACTTCCTACCTTATGGCCGTTCACTATTAGAGGGGGCAAGAAAGACTTGGAAGCAATTAACTCTTATGGAAGATGCGATGATGATTCATAGAATTATGAGAGCACCTGAAAGAAGAATCTTTAAGATTGATGTAGGTAACATTCCACCAAGTGAGGTGGATAACCATATGAGAGGTATTATCGACCAAATGAAGAAGATTCCATATCTCGACCAAAACACTGGTGACTATAACCTCAAGTTTAACTTGATGAATATGTTGGATGACTATTACCTACCAGTTCGTGGTGGACAAAGTGGTACTGAGATTGATTCATTAAGCGGTATGGAGTTTGGTGGTATTGATGATATCGAATACCTAAGAAATAGAATGATGGCAGCACTTAAAGTGCCAAAAGCATTTATAGGATATGATGAGTCGGTAGAAGGTAAGGCTACATTAGCACAAGAAGATATTAGATTCGCTCGTTCAGTCGAACGTGTTCAGAAGATTGTTCTTTCAGAGTTAACTAAAATTGCAATCATTCACTTATACTCACAGGGTTACGAAAACGAAGACCTTGTAAACTTTGACTTGGAATTGACTACACCATCCATCATCTACGAACAAGAAAAAGCAAACTTGTGGTCTGAGAAGGTATCATTGGTTAGCGATATGAAAGACCTAAAGATGGTATCTCAAGAGTGGATGTACAAGAATGTATTTAATATGTCTGATGATGAGTGGAAAGTTGAACAAGCAAAGGTTATTAACGACCTTAAACTTGGATTTAGACACACACAAATCGAAGATGAGGGTAACGACCCAGTAAAAACCGGCCAATCATTTGGTACTGCGCATGATATCGCCGCTATGCAACAAGATGGTGGTCCAGAATCTAAATTAAGTGATGACGGTGGTTCACCTGAAGGTGGATTTGATGGGGCCGGCCGCCCACCTGAAGGTGGTGGAGATTACAAAACGGATGACAACCCATTTGGTAGAGACCCTCTTGGGCAAAAAACGGATATAAAACCAGCCGCAACATATCATAAATACAAAAACTCACCACTAGCATATGAACAATCAGAAGCTTTAAAGTTATCCTTAAAATCCGTAAAAACAAAATCACGAGAGATTTTAAAAGAGTCGCTATCAGAGGAAAAAAAAGAAGAATCAGGTCTATTAGATGAGAGAAATCTTATTGATGACACGATTTGATGAGTTTTTACATATTTATAAATTGGAATAGTAATAGATAAGGTTTACAATGGCTAAACTAAAACATAGCAAGTTTAAGAATACAGGAATTCTATTTGAATTACTCGTAAGACAAATCGCATCAGATACTCTTGCGGATAAAGATTCACTTGCGCTCGAAATTATTAAAAAACATTTTAAAAAAGGTACGGAGTTAACTAAAGAATTAAAACTCTATCAATCTTTGACAAAAGAAAACTTTGATAAACAATATCAAGCACAAGAGTTTATTGACATCGTACTAAATGAGCGTAATAAGTTAAACGAAGGAATTCTCCGTAGACAAAAGTATAATTTGATTAAGTCAGTCAAAGAATCTTTTGTAATGGAAGACTTCTTTAAGTATCGTGTAACTAACTACCGAGAAATGGCCTCAGTATATAAATTATTCGAACATACCCCATCATCATCTCCAAAAGAGTATGTAACTTGTAAAACTACTATTCTGGAAACAATTACAAGAGATGGTGTCGAAGTTGTAACTGAATCTACAAACACCGATTACAACAACCAGCCAAAAGAGGTTCGTATGTTGGCTTACAAATTCTTGGTAGATTCATTTAATTCAAAATACACTAACCTCTCAGAAACTCAAAAGAAGATTCTTCGTACCTACATCAACAATGTTGATAATTCAGGCAAGTTAAGAACATTTGTGATGTCTGAGGTTAAGAAGTTAAAAACTGAATTTTCTAAAGTAAACGTGTCCGATAAAGTAGCAAAAATTAAATTGACTGAAACTGTAAATCTTATTGATAACATTACTACTTCCAAAGTAATCAACGAAAATCAAATTCTTTCAATTTTAAGATACCACGAATTATTACAAGAATTGCGGAGATTATCCAATGTCTAAATTTTTCTTAGAACAATTAGACCAACGATTTGAAGAGATGGAGTCGAAGGAAGCTCTTATTGAAGAGGAAGATATCGATGAAGCAAACGTAACTGGTAACATGGACGGTGGCGCGGGCCCACCTAAAACCCCTAATGCATTTGCTAAGAGTAAAGATGAGGGTGATTTGGATACTGACCACATCGAAGTTCTTGGTTACAAGAAAGCAAAGAAATCTAAAATAAATACGGAGTCCAAGACAATGAAGAAATTGGAAGACAAACTCGAAAGAATAATTGAAGCAACTTATAGAGACTACAAAAACGATGACTCTATGAAAGCACATCAAAAGGTTAATAAGTCTATTAAAGAGATTAACCGAATGATGTATGAAGTTGAAAAGATTGTAAATCAAAACACTAAGTTAAAAAGTGAAATGGGTGTATCTAACGAACAATATTGGAAGTCTACACAAAAAAGATTTACTAAGATTTCAGAAAGAATGTTGAAAGTTGCTCGTAATCTAAAAGAATTGAGTGCATAGTATGTCGTGTGGGTGTAACAATAATAAAATAAACGAAGAACTCGAAGTACAAGACCTCGAAGATATCAGATTGATGATACGTAGAGAGCTTGCTAGAGTTTTCTTTGACTTATACCGTAAGAAAAAAGTGTGGGAAAACTAATGAAACAACTTCTCGTAGATACAATGATTTTCAAAGTAACACCAGCAATGTTACAGGAAGCAAAGGAGCAAACTGGTCGGTTTCTGGTTAGTGGTGTGCTGCAAAGAGCAAATGCTAAAAACCAAAATGGTCGTGTATACCCAAAAGAAATATTAGAAAGAGAAGTTGAAAAATACAAAGGTCGTGAAATCAAAGAGAGCCGAGCATATGGTGAACTTGACCATCCAGAATCTTCAGTTGTTGAACTAAAGAATACATCACACATTGTAAGAGATGTGTCTTGGAAGGGTGATGATGTTGTGGGGAGTGTTGAAATACTTAATACGCCAGCTGGTAATATTCTTAAAGAACTTATCAAAGCCGGGTGTACAGTTGGTATTTCATCAAGAGGTATGGGTTCAGTAAAACAAATCGGTGAAGATACTGTTGCAGTAGAAAACGACTTTGATTTGATTTGTTGGGACTTTGTTTCTAACCCATCAACTCACGGAGCGTTCTTATCTCCAAAAAATGAGGGCACACTAAACGAATCGATTACTAATAAAAATAATACTTATAAATATACCAAAGCTAATAACCTTATGAGAGACATTATGTGTGAGGTTGGTGGTTATTGTGAATGTGATTTTGGAGTAGAATAATGAAGCTAAAAAATATACTAAATGAATCTCAACATCTTTCTTATAAAAGAATGAATGTTGGTGAAGAAAAAGAAGAAAAGGGAATGACCAATGAGGAAAAAAGAGAATTCCTCAAGGCAGTTTCTGAATACAAAAAATTTGGCGAGTCTATCTATCGCTCGGGCAACTTGGCTGAAGTATACGAGTCAGTTAAAGGTATCGTAGAGACTGCACACAAGGTAACTCTTGAAGAAACTGGTGATTGGTTTGACAAGGTAACTGTAAATAGACATATGAAGTCTATGAACGAATCATTCAAAGTATTCTCCAATACAATCAAAGAAGTAAATACCCTACAACAACGACTTGAATCAGCATATGATGAAATGGGTGAGGTTCTTGGTAAATACTACGAAATCAAAGAAGGTAACGAGTTTGGTGCTGCTAGAACAAAGGCAATTGCAAATGGTGATAGTGAATTTGAAGTAGATGGAAAAAAATATCCTGTTAAAGATGTTTCTAAAGATGATAAAGAAAACGCTAAAGAATTCGCTAAAGAATCGGTAGTAACTGAGGAAGCTAGTATGAAACTAAAAGATTTACTTAATGAAACGTTTTTAGGTGGTGGTGAATTACCATCTTCTAAGTTAATTAAAATGAAGCAAACATTGGCTGAGACTATGGCTGACGAAGGTGACATTGAAATCAACGAAAACAAATACTCAATCATCGACCCAAAGGGAAACCAAAAGGGTGTAGGTCCTAAAGACGCTGCAAATAAAATGCAAAAGAAATTGGGTGGTTCTAAAAAAGGATACTTTGTAGTTCCTGCTAAATTTGCATTGAAAGCAAGAAGAGCAATGGAAAAATACAAGTTTGACTTTAAAAATCCTAAACTTCAAGATATGATGTCTGACCTTTACTTTGAAGGTGTTGAAGAATCAGTAAACGAAGGTGCATCATCTGAAGAAAAAAGAATTGTAATGTTGGCAGTTAGAAAGATTGCTAAGTATAGAGGTGTTCCAATCGACCAATCAGTAGTAGATGTTCAAAGAGCCGCGAACGAATTGGAAAGAGAAATTGAAAAGGGTAAGGTAAAGTAATGGATAAGATGCAAATTTTACAAAACTTTTCAGTCGATGTTTCAAAGGTAATCAAACAACACATCAAAGACATCAAAAAACTTGACCCTAAGACTCAGAGAGCATTGGGAAATTTAATTGGTGATTTTAAAGAAGGTTTAGATAACTTATCTTAATTAAATTCCTACAAACTATTTATAAACACCTATCGTTAGTTCGGTAGGTGTTTTGTTTTATAAAAAAATACATATGGCAGAAAACAAGTTTAAGAAACCAAGAGAAGAACAATTCCTCTATGGTCACGCAAATGGTGTGAAAGTAATCAATGGTAATGTAGAAGCCGCACTCCGTAAATGGAAACGGCATATGAAAGATACTGGTATCATTGATTGGGTTAAGCAAAATAGGCAACATACCAAACCAACCACAGCTCGTAGAAAAAAAATGAATGACGCTAAACGTGCTGATTGGGTTAGAAGAAGGAGGGAAGAGGATTATTAGTAGACACTTTTAGTGTTTTTATCCTAACCCCACTATTTATTGTAAATCAATACTACCCCACATCTAATGGGTAGTCAATATTATTATATTATATTCTATTAAGATTACCAATAATCTTATTATCCAAAAGTTTAATTTAGGAGACAACAAATGAAATCAGATTTGTTAAAAGAAGCAATTGCTGACGCAAAAGCCGTAAAGGAAACTGCATTAGCAAACGCAAAAATGGCTCTCGAAGAGGCATTTACTCCAAAACTTCAATCAATGCTTTCTCATAAACTCGCTGAAGAGTTAGATGATGAAGAAATCGAAGAAGATGAAATGGAAGAAACTATGCATAACGAAGAAGATGATGCAGAAGTTTCTGAAATGGAAGATGAGATGTCTGAAGAAGAAGAAGCAGAGATGGAAGAAGAGTTAGAATCAGATGAAGAAGAAGAGGTAGCTGATATCGCTTCTGACGAAATCGATTCTCACGAAGAGGAAATGCACTCTGACGAAGAGGGTGAAGAAGATTCAGAAGAAGCTGAAGAAGAAGCTGAAGAGGAAATGGAAGAGATGATGGATGAAGAGGAAGAAGATGAACTCGACCTTGAATCAGTAATCGCTGAACTCGAAGCATCAATGTCTAAAGAAGATGAAGAAGTTGAAGAAACTTACGAATCAGAAGATGTGGATGAAGAAGAAGATTTAGATGAAGAACTTGACTCATCAGAAATCGAGAACGATGATGAACTTTCTTTGGAAGAAATCATTGAAACTTTGAAAGAAATGTCTGAAGAGGAAGAAGAATCTAAAGAAGAAGTAAACGAAGAAGAAGTTGAAGAAGAAGAAGAATCAAAAGAGTTAGAAGAAGCATACGCTACTATCGAGTCTTTGAGAGGCACTATCAATGAGGTAAACTTGTTGAACGCTAAACTTCTTTACACTAACAAGTTGTTCAGAACATTCGACTTGAACGAAGGTCAGAAGATGAAAGTCATTGAAAACTTCGATAGAGCTGAATCTTTAAGAGAAGTAAAATTGGTATTCGCTACATTGGGTGAAAACTTAAATGTTGCAAGAAAACCTAAAAGAGTTGTTAAAGAATCGCTAGCGTCTAAACCTATGAAGTCATCTGCACCATCTAAAGAGATTATCTCTGAAGGTAATGTAGTTGCTGATAGATTTAAGAAACTAGCTGGCTTAATTAAATAATTAAAAAACTAAAAGAAAAGGATTAATAAGATGAATACAAATTCTCTATTAAACGAATCTGCTGGTTTCAACAAAAAAATGAGCGAAGAGGCTAAAGGCCTTGTAGCTAAGTGGGAAAAGACTGGTCTACTTGAAGGAATCGACGCTGATTTCGAAAGAGCATCTATCGCTACTTTGTTGGAAAACCAAGCAAAACAATTGGTATCTGAAGCATCAAGCACAGGTACTCAAGCAAACTCTGAAGAGTGGGCCGGTGTCGCTCTTCCATTAGTAAGACGTATCTTCAGCGAAATCGCTGCAAAAGAATTCGTCTCAGTACAACCAATGAACTTGCCATCTGGTCTTGTATTCTACTTGGACTTCAAGTATGGTACTGCTCAACCAGGTTTCGAAACTGGTGCTGGTAAAGATTCTCAAACTGACTCAGTATTCGGTATCACCGAAGTTGCTGGTGCTGCTTCTGAAGGTCTTTATGGTGCTGGTCGTTTCGGTTACACAATCAACGACGCATCATCTGCAACACTTTCTGCTCCAACATCTGCATCAGTAGACTTGGGTTCGGCTGCAGGTTTCGGTATCGTAAACTACGATTCAGCATTCTCTGCTTCAGCTGCAACTGCTGACACTAACCTTGCAACTGTAACAATTGCAACTTCATCTATCGCAGGCTTCGACTCAGAAGGTATTCGTGCATTTGAAATATCTGGTTCAGGTATCTCTAACTACTACCCTGCTTACACAGTATTGAGTGGTACAAACATCCGTTTCGTTGTAGAAGTTCCTGGTTCAATTGGTGCTAATTTCACTATCGTTAACGCAGTAGTTAAGTACCAAAAACAACCAACTGACATCACTCGTGGTGACTTCGAACAATCTAAAGCTGGTTTCGGTGCGGAGCCTGAAACTGATTTGGGTATTCCAGAATTGAACGTAGAGCTACGCTCTGTGCCAATCGTTGCTAAGACTCGTAAGTTGAAAGCACAATGGACTCCTGAGTTCGCTCAAGATTTGAACGCTTACCACTCAATTGATGCTGAAGCAGAATTGACTTCAATGTTGTCTGAGTACGTATCTCAAGAAATCGACCTCGAAATCTTAGATATGTTGATGTCAAACGCATTGACTGAAGGTCGCTGGTCTGCTAAAGTAGGTGATGAGTGGAATGGTTCAGCATTTGTTGCTGGCGGTACTGCTGCACGTTACACTCAACAACAATGGTTCCAGACTCTTGGTACTGTTCTTCAGAGAGTGTCTAACCAAATTCACGCTAAGACTATGAGAGGTGGAGCTAACTTTATGGTTGTTTCTCCTGATGTAGCTACTATCCTTGAGTCTATTCCAGGATTTGCTGCTAATGGAACTGGTGATGCAATGCAATTCGCAATGGGTGTATCTCAAGTAGGTTCATTCGCTAATCGTTACCAAGTATACAAAAACCCATATATGACTGAAAATGTCATCCTAATGGGCTTCAAGGGTGGTCAATTCTTGGAAACTGGTGCTGTTTACGCTCCATACATTCCATTAATTATGACTCCTTTGGTATATGACCCGAAAAACTTCACGCCAAGAAAAGGTGTAATGACACGTTACGCTAAACAAATGGTACGTGGTGAATTCTACGGTAAAGTATACGTAAGTGCTTTGAATACAATTGGATAATTAATATCTCAATTTATATAATTAAGGGGAGCTTCGGCTCCCCTTTTTTATTGCCCAGATGATACTTATATAAAAGATTGTTACACAATACAAAGGACATCAAGTATGCCAGATAATGTAGAAAAACGAGTTCCAAAAGGAAATATTAAATTTTCAATATGTTTATCCGAAGAGCAAAAGGACGCCAAGTCAAATATTCTTAATCATCCGTTTAGTTTTATTTTAGGAAAAGCCGGTAGTGGTAAGACGTTAGTAGCAGTTCAGATTGCATTGGATTTATTTTTTAAAAGAGAAGTAAATAAAATCGTTATAACAAGACCTACGGTTTCGAATGAAGATAATGGATTTCTACCGGGGTCATTAGAAGAAAAGATGGAGCCGTGGTTAGTTCCAATCCGTTCTAATATGAGAAAGGTTTACAACAAACCTATGATATTGGAAAAAATGGAAAAGGAAGAGTCAATTGAGTTAGTATCGTTATCTCACTTTAGAGGAAGAACATTTGATAATGCAGTTGTAATCGTTGATGAGTTTCAAAATTTAACTAAACAACAACTTGGAATGGTGCTGGGTAGATTGGGAAAAAACTCTCGAATGATACTATGTGGTGATGGCCAACAAATTGATTTAAAATTTAATAATGACTCCGCAATTCACGATGTTCCAAAATTAAGAGAGTCTGAGTATGTCTATACAATAACATTAAAAGACAACCACAGACACGAGTCTTTGGATGAAGTTTTAAGATTGTTATACTCAATTCAATAAGTTATGTAGAAATCTTGACTATTTATTACGAGAGAAAGTAAGATAATTATCGGAGATATATATGTCATTTGACTACACAGGTTCATTTAGTGGTTCATTTAGTGGTGAAGTAGTTGCGTCTAATGGTGTAATTTCGGCATCGAATCAGGTAAATTTTAGAGAGGTTCAAAATAAGCCTACGACTATTTCTGCATTTCAAAAAAACTCGATAATAGCCAACACCAACTTTAGAGAAAACACATATCCAACAGATTCTGCATCATTCGATAGTAGAATTAACGGATTGGGTAGTAGAATAAGTACATTAGAAACTGCACCCGATGAAACTGGGTCTGACTCTCAAACACTATCATTTAACTCGGTAAATAATAACCTTACCATTTCCGATGGTAATAGTGTTGACCTTTCATCACTTGCCGGTGGTGGTGGTGGTGGTGGTTCATCTATTTGGTCTACTGGGTCTGACTACTATTATGTAAGTTCAAACCTACAAGTAACTGGCTCATTTAAAGTATCTCAAAATGTAATTGCAGATTCGTTTACGGGCTCATTACAAGGAACTGCTGATACTGCTTCATTTATATCTGACACATTCATATCAGCATCAGCTGTAAGAAGTGGATTTGGTACAGGTGGTGGAACAAGTGACTTCAATAGTCTAATCAATGTGCCAAGTGGTCTCGTATCAAGTTCAGACCAAATACTTCCAATCGCAACTTCAAGTATTACTGACTTTGATACCGAGGTATCTCGTTCAGCAGCTGAAGCAGGATTTGGTGCTGGTGGTGGTACTGGTGATATCACATCGGTAATCGCAGGTCTTGGTATTGGTGGTGGTGCTAATAGTGGTGATGCTACTGTATTCTTAGACACATCATCCGCACACTTTAGAATCGCAGTATCTCAATCGGCTGCCTCTTATGGATTTGGCTCTGGTGGTGGTGGTGGTTCATTCGGTGACCCACCTGTAATTACATCCCACGGATTTACAATCCCTGAGTTCACTGGTAGTAATGCACTTATTGGTCAGCTTGTAGCAACGGATGTTACTCCTGGTGATACACAAACTTGGGCAATTCAAGATTCATATACTGATGGGTTCTTTGAGGTGTCTACTACTGGCGTGGTAAGGGCTTCAGTTTCTTCAAGTAGAGCTATGAATACTGACAACACTCCTGGTTCGGGGTCACACCCATTCCTAATTAAGGTAACGGATGGTCAGAACAACGTAGTTGAAAAGACCATATATATTCGTGTAACTCCAAACTCAGCACCTGTTTTTAGAGTTGGGGGTGTTAGTGGAAACACAATTACATCATTCACTGCATCTTTGGATGAATCATCATCTGCTGAAACTAAAACTCAATATAGAGTCTATGTTACGGATGCTGATAGTGATGCACTAACAATTAGAACTGGTAGTTTAGGAACTGACCACTTCTCATTCACAATTGGTACAACTGGGGTATCAAAATATGTAGACCTTGTTCAAGTAACAAGTTCTTTAGATTATGAAAGTTTAACATCATACTCATTTGTAATCACTGCATCAGATG